ATTCTATTTCCTCTACTAACTCTTGCGTTGTATAAATTTCCATAGGGTATGCATTGAGATGATCGCACATCCACTGAACAACTTCTGCATGAGTTGGCTCTTTCATCACAGGGGCTTGTTGCTCCTTGTGCCTGTAATTTTTAAGAAGGTGTCTGAATGGCCCATCTGGATCGTACACCATATTAACCCGCAGCTTTACGCGCTGACCTTCTATGTTTGGAATCAGTTCTGCTACAACCTGATCCCCCTTTTGTGGATTGTGTTCTAAGATAACATGAGGTGGAAGAAATACTTCCTCTGCTGTTTCAATCACACGTGCGAATCCAAATTTCCTTTCGTCGTCACACACCACATTTGTTATGTATATTTCTTTGATCTGACCCATTGGTCTTTACTCCTTGTTTGATCACAGGCCAGTGAATGTTATTCAACTGTATAAACCTGTTAAGAACTTGCAACGTCACTCCTAATTCTGCTGCTGCTTCTGTTTGGGTAATACGGCTACGAGCAAGTGCCTCAACTTGCTCGATACGTTCCCGCTTCTGGCGTTCCCGCAAACCGTACCATTTAGAATGGGATGGCATCGTCCAACTTTTCTTCTGCTGCTGGCGCACCAGTTTTCTCTGAGATTTGCAGAGACATATAGTTGTTGCCATCTTTCTCACGCTTCCAACCTGCGATACGCATGTTCTTGTTGGTTGCGTAATCTTCTACTGGCCCTGCGTAATCAGGCCGTGAAGGATTGTCGCCCTTGTCTTCTTCGAACAAGACTGCAACCTTCTGGTACACTTCGACCAAACGCTTACCGTTCTTGGTTTCATCTGCCACCAAGACAACCTTGCGGTCATTACCTTCGATGTTCATCTTGCCTTGCAAGATCATACGCATAGTATCGAATGGCTTGAACGCTGCGCCTGAGTTAGTGTTGTCATAATCTGCCATGCTTCTGGCTCCTGTATTAAAGTGTTTCTGTGCAGCCCTTAGTCTACTGTGATGACTTCGGGACTTGTCCTTTCTGTGACCACAAGATTGCCCTGCCTTGGCTGCACACTTCGGGCAGGGAACCTGTTGAACCATTTCTTGGGTGACAGTTACCATCCGCCCTTAGACTGACCACTGTCAGCGGCGTACTTGTTACCATCCATCTCGCCAAGGAATACATCAGCGTTACACCCAATGTGCGACAGTGCTTTGGTCAAGCCATCAGTCACTGCCATCTTGGGTGCGTCTTCGTTCATGCGGTTCTTTGCCATATCGTAGAACTTACGACAGCCAGTGAACGGCCCGAACGCATGCTGATTATCTGTGTGCCATACTGTTACATGGGCAAACACTGCCATGTCTCCGTTGGCTGTAGACACAGTTTCTACTGTGGAATCCCAACCCCAACCCAAACCGATTGGCCCAAACTGTTCAGTCATCATCCGCACCTGATACTGTGGATCGATGGCTGTGAATGAGCGCGAACCGAAGCTTACTTTCTTTAGATATTTCGGGTCTGATTTGGACAGTGAATTCCATATCGCTAAGTTGTCTTTCGTCATGGCTAAATCTCCTCTGTTTGTTTGCCATATAAAATTGTTTACGAGCATTAAATTTTGGTGCTCGTCTTTTCATGCTAACCTTTCCTAATCTGGGCATTACTAAATCCTCTTAGTTATGCGCAGCGCACCACGCTTGTCACGTTTGACAGTCAGGTATTCGCAGAACACTTCGCGCTCATCGTCACCAACCATACCTTTCAAGTCTTTCTTTGTACGCTCATGTATCTTTGCCGCCTCCATGTGATTGATGTAGTCGGCTGACAAGCTTACAAAGTGATTGTCTTGCGATGCATCACGCACCACCATGTCGTCAATCGGTATGCTTGCTATGTCCACCTTGGGTACATCGAAGCCGATAGGTTCACGATCCTCGACAACGTGCCGCCAGAAATCACCAATGACTGCTAACAAATTGATGATGTAGTTGGTGTCCTTCTGAACGTGTACGCTTTCCCACTTGCTGTTACCAAAGATAACAGACAGGTAAGCACCCTGCGTAGCATTAGCTAACCACATGTAAAGTTGTAGCTGTGGCATGTAGCGTTCAATCACACCATCCATATCATTGAATGCATTGGTATGCTTTGCTTCAACAACAGCATCATCTACCATTGCATCTAGCGTACCCTTGATTGGTATGCCACTGTCAGTGTTACGCTGAATCTCGAACTGGTGGTTGCGCAACACAACATTACGTTCTTGCTCAAACCACTTGAGATTAAAATCTTCTGTGTGGATACCCATCTGTACGGCTAGGTTGCGGCTCAAATCTTCGGGCTGTGTGCGCCCTGTTTTGATGCACCATAGGTCGTACCATTCTCCTCGCATGATGGCAGTTGCATCACTGCCACCGATAAAGCCTTGTCTGTTCATAGTTTTTTCTCCTCTATAAAAACTACTATCATCATTTGTTTATAGGTGCAAGATATTTTGCAAAGTCTTCGTCAGAAACTATGCCAGTATCTATCACCTGTTGTCGCCACCTTGAGTTAGGATCAAGTAAATAGTCAGGGATTGGATCACCACGCAACACACGCCGTGCATAAATTATGTCTGACTTGTTGGCTGCGTAGTTCACAGTGACATTGGGAACTGCAATCGCACGACTGTAATCTTTCACAGCTTCAATGGTTGCATTGATAAACGTCTTGATCGAAGGCCACGCTCGCGCTCCATGGTTGGCGCGGACGTGTCCATCGACCTTGATAAGAGTTTGATTAAGATCAACTTGCTCGAACTGAGATGGTATCTTGTTGTTGATGTCATTAACAATAAGCTGCATCTCCTCTCGTAGCGTTTCATCATCCATCCCTGCGGGTGGTGTGTAACGCTTAAGAAGTTTTACTAACCATGTACCAATGGTACGCTGTCGATCATCGAAGTTCATGACTTATCCTCTAGTTGGTTAGGCATATCCCACACTAAGATTTCTTTTAGACGATCTGTGTTTGTCGTTGCTTGTGGTGCAACGTCATCGATGTCATCATCCCAACGCTCACCGTTAAGCCACGTTGTCGGGTGCGGAATATATTGTTTTTCCTTTCCCTCGACTGCGGCTGCAAACTTCTTGACAGCATCGATGATTGTCTGTGGTTTTTCTTTGCTGCAAGCTTTCTTGAAAGCCAGACGCGCATGACCCTTGGCAACTTTTCTTGGGTATAAATCCCAGAACTCGTCGAAGGGTAGTGTCTGTGTGACACCCGAAGGTAATATATATTCTTCTAAGTTAATTATATTATTACCTTTGTGTGTCTGTGTGACACTAGTTTTCTTTACCATTAGTTCCTCCTTAACGATTGTGAATTGATATAAGCTTGGGCGACCCTTGCCGCCCGAGTATCTTTCAATGATCTGATGTTCTACACACCAGTTCAACGCACGAATGACAGATGATCTGGACATGCACCCAAGCTTGGTCAACCGTTCGATGCTTGGGTAGCATGTTCCAGATGATCCAGTATGATCTGCTAAGATACATAAAATCAGCTTGATTTGTGCGTTAGGTACTTGCCAATGCAATACCTCGCGTAGTAGTAATTCATTATACAAACGAAAGCCTCATTCGTTTTTACCTATATACTCCTTACTAGGGTCGGCTATCTCCTCATTGCGCCGACCCTATTTTTTTACCCTCAAGCTTCGATAGTACTAGCTTTGAAATAATATGTCACACGTTTTCCATTAACCTCACGGACATATTTATCTACGGGATAGCCTGACTGTTTAAGCTCGAACACACGCGCAGCCAATCGCATTGTGCCAATCATATTCAATGCATCGATAGGTGTAATATGTGTACCCTGATCTAAGATGTTTTTAAGCATCTGGTTCTGTGTCTCTGTTTGCATCTGTATCTCCTAACAATTCTGCAAATAGTTCAGCTGGCATGATTACGATTGTCTGCGGCTTGCCAGTTCTCCGCTTGTAGATTGCCATGTCACGCCCTTCTAAAACTGTGAACGGACTTGGGAATCCTGACTTATCTCTATACTTTACCTCTGTTACCACATGTCGTCCGTCCAGTGTGGCGTGGATGTCTCCTGACCACTCGCCTCCGAGCGATCCTGAAAGGGGGACTCGCTTGGCTGGGATGCCGATTGAGTTGAGCCACTCTGTGATTTTTCTTTCGTGGTAACTTCCCTTTGACTTATTTTTGTTTGCCATCTGTCTTCCTCATAGCAATCCATCCAAATTGTGTGATAGGTTGCTGGCTTGATCGCGGCTAAAATTTGCACAAAGTATTCCACTCTTTGCTTGCAAGCATCGCAAGGAAAGGTTTGTTTACTCAGAATCTTTCGGGCAGATTTTGATCGTACAGCCAAGAGCATCCAGCCAGCACGTTAGCATAAAGCCTGATGGCACACGCTTGTACTGTTCCCATTTGTGAATCAGTGAAATTGTGCAGCCAATTTCTAGCGCCAGACGTTCTTGGGACAGCCCAAGGTCATGTCGTCTTGCAACTAAAGCATCTATTAACTCGACATAAGAGTTAGTTACCTCGGTTGCCTTTGTGTAGTTTTGGAACTGCGGCATTTATTTTCTTCGGTTCGACAAGACCTGTAGGCCAGCGCTTCGAAAGACGATCAAGAGTTTGATAAACTTTCTTAGCTGTTTCGTAACTCAACTCAGTCTTACCATTGATTGTTCGATAGTAAGTCGATGTAGGTATGCGAGCCAAGATGAATACTTTATGCAGAGGTAAGTCTACATAACGATGCTTTTCTAAGATCTGTTCCCAGTAACTTTGTAACATGCCGCAGCATATGCACGGATGCAGCTTTGCTGTCAAGACTTGTAGTAATAAGTCACACGTTTGCCATTGCTTTTAACTTCGGTGTACTTACTAACAGGATAGCCATCTTGTTTTAGGTCATATATTCTTGCGGCTAATCGAAAGCAGCCGAACTCATTGAGTGCATCGAGGGGCGTGATGTGTCGCCCCTGATCTAAGACGTTTTTAATTTGGGTCATTTGTTTCTCAATCAAAAGTCTATCTCCTCTTCGTGATCGACAACGCCCATGCCATTGCATGTCGGGCAGTCAATGTCTGCTGTCCAGATATGATCGATCGCCTCCTCGATTGCTCCGCTGCCGCCACATTCTTAGCATTCAGGAAATTCATCAGTAAAGAATGTATCTTTTACACGTCCCATGTTTACCTCCTAATATGGAATCTCGTCATCG